GGCTAGGGGGTTGTTTTTTACCACCCTAATCCGCCTCTTAAAAAGGGCAGATCCTCCGGTATTTGATGTCGACGGAAACCGGCCGTCCAGCGAGCAAAAGGTGGTTCCTGTCAGCGAAAGGCAAATCGCTGCGTTTAAGGAACGCCTTCAAAAGTGCGCCATAGCCATCCAGATTTGATTCTGGTAGCTTGACCTTGATCTGAAAACCCTTGACAAAGGGGCGTTGCAGATCAGGATCCCATCCTTCGGTGTCATAACCGAGGAATGAGTGGCGACCTAGTGCTGAAGATGTTTCTGCAACTCTCGGGAGAGGAATTACCTCTTCCAATAGATTGTAGACGTACTCTGCCGTCTTCCACAAGCCATGCTTATAAAGCAGGTTAGCGAAAGCGACAGTAGATACGACTTCAGATGCTTGCTTCCGTTGTGTAGGGAGCATAGAGCGGAGTTTCACGATAGAAACATCGTGCCCGTTCCAATACTCCTTACCGCAAGACTCTCTGAACTTCCCAGTCCAGAAAGACTTGTTTAGGTTCACCTTGAAGCCAAAGGCCTCAAGAGATCCGACAACGGAACCCACATAATCTACAGGGACAATGATATCGTCCCCGTAGACGCGTACCGAGCCCTTCAAAGACTTTATGTCTTTTTGGGTAAGCCGGCGGCCTAGACTCTCCTCGATCCCCATGAAGACCACTGTTGCGAAAACAACAGCCTCCATAGGGAAACAGAGAGCCGAACCCATCGACGCGAATTTCGCAAGACGTATAGTACGTCTTCCGTCAACATCAGCCTTTCGGCTCCTTGTAGCATCAACCGCAGCTGCGAAGCTGGGGAATTTGCTAAGAAGGCGCCGTACATGCTGATTCGAGACACGGTCGGACGCTTCACTCAGGTCGAGTGTAGCGAGGGAACCCGTGAGGGAACCCTTACGGGCCAGATCCTGATTAGGAACCTGGCTACCGTAATCGATAAAGTTACGCGGGTTGTCAAACCTGCGCATAGCTTTCTCGTATACCTCCAAAATGCCCTGCTGCATGTATTGCATTGCAGTGGGCTCAATGGCGATAATTCGAGGTGTCTTGAGCGTTTTAGGAACTGTGATAACCCTAACAGGTATCTCAGCTCCGGGTTCGTGAAAGACAAGACGGTCGTAATCCTCAGTAAACTGAGAATACGAGGCGAAGATATTCTCCCCTGCTGGGAAGACCTCTTCTAGCCTACTGGTCCAAACAGACTGATTATACTTACGGTTTCCCTTAAGTCTATCAGCTGTTGCACCAGGTCCGTGTTTGGGAACGACGTTGCCTTCATAGATCTCACGATCTATTTCAGCAAACATGTCGCCCCAAAGCAAGAGGACCAGACGATCGAATCTCTCAAAGAGAGATTCGGGAGTCGTCTGATCCATCTTCTTGACTTCCAGCTCACAAGAGAGATACTTGTCGATAGCAGCTTCTCGACGTGCAGGACTGCACTCGATAGCCATCTT